TTGTGCCTGTTGCTGTGTATGTGCCAATGCCGACTTCAAAGTCCGTGCCATCCGTACAGGAGTAGTAGGTGGTGTTGCCATCACCTACTTCGGCAAAAGATTCAAACCCACTAAAGGCACCGGCAAGGGTTAACGTGCCAGTGCCTGTTGTGGTGGTTGTTTCTTTAACACGGTCTTTGATTACAAGAGCCATTACTTCAACTCAACTGATAGGTTTCCACTATTGATTCGGAAAATGTCGCCTGAGGCAATGGTTTTAGATACATCTAGCTCACCAACAAACAGAACATTCGCTCCGTCAAACTTGAGCTTTGCGTTATCCGCTAATGTAACTGCTGAGCTTACTGTAATGCTGTTCTGAGAAGCCACTGCATCGACAGTAACAATACCGCTAATTCCAGTTCCTGTGACAACATCGCCAACAGCAATCGTTCCAACATTCCCGTCAAGTGGAATTGTTCTTGTTGACGAAATACCGCCACCGCTATTTACAAGAGCCGTTGCAAAACTTTTATCTGCAACAAACGCATGTGTAACAGTGTAGCTAGCAATACCGCTAGATGGAGCAAACTCAACATTATTGTCATTGATGACTTGCTGTTGATCAGATATCACTGCATCCGCATCAAAGGTGATTGGAGTGTTGTCCGCAATTGTGATTGCGGTATCAAGAACCAAGCTTGTTTGACTGTTTACTGTAGCAATACGCACAATTCCCGTAATACCAGTTCCGCGAACTTGCTGCCCAACAACCAAGGTTCCCGACACATTATCAACGGTAAGGGATGTGGAAGCCGTAACAGCGCCATCAACATCTGCTGTGACATGGTTTGCCGCTGTTGTAGATGCGGCGCCACGAACACAACCTGTGAGAGTGTTTGTTCCGTCAAATGAGAGCGCTACATTATCTGATATTGTAATAGCGGTGTCTAAAACCAAAGACTGCTGAGTAGTTACAGTCGCAACCTTTACCGTTCCAACAATGCCTGACCCCGTGACAATCATGCCAACGGTAATGGTTCCGTTGTTGTTATCAACAGTAAGGGCTGTAGAAGCTGAAACAGCGCCGTTAGCGTCTGCCGTTGCTGTGCCGTCCTTACCGGTATAAGTAATAAGCTCGTCTTCGATTTGGATTGTCCCGGATGTTGGAAATGCCTCTGCGTCAGTTACCTGAACCTCTGTGTCAGTCGTTCCAATGCCCTTTGACAGGCTTGTCGTAGACTGCTTCCAGTCGGCTGCTGTGACTTGCTGGCGAGTGTAGCTGGCGTCCTCTGTGGTAATATTTACCTCAGTGAGGTTACCGCTTTCAGCGCTTGATACCGCTGTAGCAAGTCCAATGTAAATGCTGTTGCCCGGCGTAGCAAACGAGAGTGAATCGTTCTTGAACAGATAGTCAAGAATGCGTCTCTCCAGATAGGTGGTTGCCGCGTTTGATGTTGCCATCGTATTTTACTCCTTATGTACGAGGTCTTTTAGGTAGACCCTGCCTGTATGCGTCATCGTTTTCCCTTGCTTCTGCAAGATCCTTTAACCTAGATAGCCCCTCTTGAAAGCGACCTTCATACATGGATATAACATCCTGCTCACCCTTCATATAAATATACGCTTCTATTAGCGAACCGTACAGTAGCGGGTTGGGGGCATTGCTGCTGAGCCATGTATATTCTGTATCTGCGCCAGCGGTCAGGCTCGCTGGACGATAATAGTAATGTAACTCCACATTATAGGCCTGATCCGGTGTGGGGGCCATGATGAAGTTTGCCTGAACCGCCCCAGATGCGACAGTTGATGTAGCGTCAAAGAAGCCGTAATACTTCGGCTTCCCAGTTACAGTTCTGTCGGGGTAGGCCTCTCTTAAAAAGTTAACGTCCTTTTCAAGAAGGAAGCCTTCGCTCCCTGAGGTTTGGATAAACAAAGAAAACGGTGCCAAGAAGTCAGATGGCGTAGATAAGTATTCATCATTTATTGATAATGATGATGTCGCATTTTTTCTAAAGTTCTCCAAGTCAACATTGACTAAGATTCTGTCTTCTGCGGCGCGGATAAACACAGGCAAATTAGAGACAAACCCGGTCTCATCATTTTCTGTAAAGTCCTGTATGGCCTGTTTTAGCTGTCCGTATGTATAAGACATATGTTCCTCTTACGCCGCTGGTGTTACTGGGCCAGCGCTTGCCAATGTTCCGCCGCCGCTTACTCCACCCAATGTAGCCGTACCGGCCACTGTGACAGTATATGTATCTGCATTAACCACAGTGATTGTATAGCCTGATGCAAGCTCCAAGACCGCTGTAGTTATACCATCAAATGTTTCAGTTCCCCTGAGCCTCACAGTATCGCCAGAGCTTCTACCGTGATTGACTTCAGTAACCGTTATTACGCCGCTTCCCTGCGCCCCAGTGGAAAATGGGTTGCTGGATAGCATTGATATTGCTTCCGGCTCTCTTCTGTCTGGCCTAGCGTCTCTGATGGACTGTGGGTCGTTTATTTTTACGCGCCCAATAAAGTTCTGAGGCTGGTCTGGGTCGGCAACATCTTTGCCAACCCTTAGTCCAGTTTTTATGCCATTACGCACCTCAAAGACGAGTTCGTTTAATTTGTAACGAAATCCCGTCTTATCGCAGATGCCGTAGGCATATTTTCCTCTAGCGGTTGTCATTTATTATCCAGACCTACCGAAACGCTTTCCTTTTGTTGCGGCGCCGCCACCACGGCATACAGAGCCGCCATGTTTGTACGCCCGTACTTTTTTCTTCATTGATCCGCCGTCCATTCTGCGGTCAGCTTTGCGCTTTGTCTTTGCTACCGAAGCGTTGCGCTTTATCTTTTCTCGGTATTCATCAAGCCTTCTGTTTTCCTTTGATACAGCATTATTTAAAGATGCGACTCTGTTCATGTATGGTTCACCTACACCCACATCAACCTGAGTGTTTGAAGCCTTTTTGCTATTACGCAACTTACGGGTCTTTGCTCTAATTTCGTCAAGGCGCTTATTCTCTGCGGTAGTAGCTGATTTAATTGACCCAGTTCTGGAGGCTTTTTGTTTTTTGGTCTCCTCTGAATCCACGTTAGCTTCTCCTAGCTTTGGCTGGGGCTTTGGGGCTTTTGCCTTGGCTTTTAGCTCATCCATTGCTGAAACACGACTACGACTAGTAACAGCTTGCTGCCGCTTAGCGCTTTTGTTTTTAACGTCTAAGTCAGACATATCTTTCTTTGTCATGCCTTTATATGGATTGCGTGTTGCGCCAATTGAGCTTCCAGTCATTTTGGTTTTTGGAAGTTTGATACTTTGACCAACACGAATCTGATTAGCATTTTTTATGCTTGGGTTGGCTGAAAGAAGATCCCGCAATGAGATGTTGTTCTTTTTAGCGATCTGAGAAAGAGTATCTCCTGATTTAATTTTCATTGATCCACCAGCGGCCTTGCCTAAAGGCTTCGTCTTTTCTGTGTTCATTGGGTGCTTCGGGTTTGCATGCCGTGGCTTTGGCTTTGGCAGAGGCATCTTTCCGCCCTTTTTGTATCCTAGACCAGAACCAGAAGTTTTGGCCGCCATTTTACTGCGATTAGAATTTGCCGCTTCGTCAACTAGAGGGCGCGTCCCCATAAAATCTTGATCTGGCGCCGCTTGTGTCCGACCCTGCACAGGGGCGATTGGCCTCTTTTGTTTTCTGTTCATGTACTTTGTGGGCATATTAGCCTCCTAGATAAAACGTGTCGTATGGCACGAACTTTATGGACGATGAGTCTGTATCCTCGGCTGCCGCCAATTCAAACTGAAACTCATACTCTTGTTTAAGCGGTGCCACACGCGCCGCTACTTCTGGCTTCTTCATCGCTATGTAGTAAGCCAATCCTGCCGCTAAGCAGGGAACAAAACGTGGGGGAACATCCGCAGTGTTTCCTACTCCAGACGAGACGCCAGAGATTCCACGAAGTCTATAATACGCGAGAGTGTATGTGCTAACATCCGGCACAGGCCAGAGAGTAACTTGCACACTTGTCGCTTGACGGTTGACGTAAATTTGAGAAGGGCGCCCTTCAGTGTTCTTAACGCTTTGCTGAGCGTAAGTTGACACACTGATGCGCTCGACATTAGTGTCGATTTGATTAACGCCAGTGCCTGTCCTAATTTGATGCTCAATGAGGTCAATAGTGTCCGCAGGCATTGAATAAGTTGCTGTACCAGCAGTGAGAGCTTGCGTCCCAGAATCGATAGTCCAGAGGTTAAGTCCACGGTTCTGCCACTCCAATGTTAACAGGTTTAAACTTCGCCGGGCGGTCTTGAGATCGTAACCGGTTTGAAGTTGAAGACCCGCTCTCTCAAACGCTTCTTCAAAGATCTCCGGTAGATCTGGTGTTACTACAGCCATTACTTGACCTTCCTATGCGGCTTTACTTTATTTCGTATCTTTTTAGGCTGGCTGACGAACTGCTTACCAGCTTTAGTTCCTTTTCTTTTAGCAGCCGTGGTGGCCGCGTATTCCTTTGGTGAGAGGGCTTTAATAGCTGATGCCGGTAAATACCGCTCTCCGGTTGCCTTTGGTCCTTGGGTGGAGGGCTTTCCACTTTTTGTCTTCCACTTCTGCTTTGTCCAAGCCTTGAGGCTTTTTTGCGAACTCTTTAATGGCATTATACCACTCCCTACCTACTTAACGCTATTGCGGCAATAAAAAGACCTGCAACTACAACAACGAGGGCAAAAATAGAAAAACCCATTATGAGGTTATCTACCATCTCCTTCTGGCGAGCGGCCCCCGCCTTACGCCTTGCTAATGCTGCCTCTTTGGCCTCCTGTAACCTTCTTGCCCTTTCATCTACTATACCACGCCAAGTACCCGGACCGAAACGCATGTCAACCATGCTTGCTACCTCTTGTAGCTTTTCTGCCGCTATCTTAGCGTCCAGCACCTCACGGGCTACACTTTCTACGCCAAACTGATCCCCAAGACCAACGCCTGACTTTTTATTTCTGGCTTCGTTTACCTGTTTTTGACCGGCAAACAATGCGTCTATTTGGCCAGCAATGTCCCCGATATCATTCGCTGTCCCAATTGCACTTTTAATTCCATCCACGGCAGTCTTAACCAGAGCAATACCAGCAAGGGTTTCAGCGATCATTTTTTCCTCATTTTGGAACTGGTTTACACAGCGCCGTTATTTTTACTGATCTCCCTTCTATTTGAATTGATCTTTGTGTAGAAAGCCTTTCTGCGAAATATAAACACCTATCTAAATCAATGAACCTTTGGGTTTGGTCTATTATTCCCCGCCCCATATAGACAACAAGCAGGAACTCAATCACGATACCCGCCGCCAGCGGCCTTATATTGTTTGGCTAGCATTTGGGCCTTTCTTGCAGACCATTGTCCGGGCGCACCGCCCTTACCACCGGCCTTAATCTTGTTGAACAAACTTTTACGCATGGTGGGCTTTGTGTAATTCCCAGCCTTATTTACCGTTGACTTGCCCCCAGAAGACATAGGAAGGGCCTTGCCCTTCCTTGTGTAGGCGCCCTTGCCTTTTTTTGGCTTAATCACCTTTGGTTTTAGCGCTGGGCTTGCTAAGCTCTTTGCAACCGGGTTTCCACCCTTCTTTAAAGCAATAGGCTTCTTGCGCTGACCACACATCATTTTGGCTGCTCGCATGACACCTCTCCTTGACAACAATCATACACAACTTGCCCGCAAGATAAGCACTGCTCATGCCCGTGGACAAACACACTTTTTAAATCTTGCCCGCACCTTTGACACTTCTTACAATGCACTCTAACCGAAGAATTGCTTAACTTTGTTTCGCTTATTGACATTTTTCTTGTGCTGACCGGGACGGCGAATCCGCTTCCGTTGGACACGAACATTCTCCACCTTCTTTGCCATTAGGCCCTCTTATTAACTTTTCTTGCCGTAGATGTTCTGCGGAAAGACCTATTTTTTGCAGCAGACACAACCTTTAGGTTTGACTTGCTATTATCCCTTGGGTTGCCGTTCTTGTGGGCGACATCCTTGCCATCACCCTTCTTGGCCTTGCCAGCGGCAATCATTCTGTTACGGGCCGTGTTGCGGCTTGCGCGGCGCTTCTTTTGCTCAGTTGTAGACTGGTAGTTTGCATATTCACCCTTGTAGTTACGCTTAACTGAGCCGCCAGACTTTTTGTGGGCGGAATCCTTCATTAACTTACCATTGGGCATAAAGTGATATCCCGCAGGAGCCTTCTTACCCTTGTAAGTTTTAAGCATTAGCAAACACGCCCTTTTGTCTTACCACGCTGTGCAATGCCGTCACGCTTCTTCTTAACAGCACCACCTTTTTTCATAGGCGTCATGCCCTGCATCTGATTGGCGGCCATACCGGCACCGGCTTGCGGGGCTTCAGGAGCCGCTGCACCAGATGACTTCTTCTTATTCATGGCTTTTGAAAGGGCGCCCAT